TTTTTTAGTTGTTATCTAGGACAGCCCCAAAATTTTTAACACATTGCGGTTGCGAACAAATACCTGGAATAAACATCGCGTCAGAGAGATCGTGAAAACGGTGATCTAACGGCTCGCTGGCGTTACCTGATTGCCACCAGCCATCAATACAACGTTCACTAAAAATAGCGATCCCTTCATCACCTGCACGCAACGGAAATGTTATGGCAAAGCCTCCCCCGCGTGGATAGCAGATCGGTACGTCCATTAAAGGAGGAATAGCAATACTTTTCCCATCAACTAACACCTGCTTAATTTGCACCGCAAGGCTCACCGTTTGCTTGGTCGGATGAAAATGTATAACTTTGGCGGGCAATGCCGTATGTAATTGTCGTAAGGTGTTTTGAATTTGAATATCTGTCGCACTTTCAGGTGTTGCGGTTTGATATTGGAAATCAGTCATTTTTTACTTTCCCCTTTCACTTTATTAAACTTGCCGCCAACTACGGTCATTTTGCTTAGCCAATCCCCACCTAGACCGTCGCCATTATGCGAGAGTTTGACAATTTTGTATTCACCATTGAAATATTCGATAATAGACTGCACCTTGACAAGTCCGCCAATTTGCAATGCGGGATTAAGTAAATAAGTCAGCTCCAAACCATCATCGGTTTGTTCTGGCGTACCTATCATCCCCGTTGCTTGGTTTAATAATACCGCCTCATCATTAAGCACCTTGTCATAAGGAAGAAAAAGCAACTTGCCATCTTGAATTGACCAGTTTGCTTTATTATTTTTAGCGATACGATTAAGGATCTCTCGGCTATCACCATTTAATACTCTTGCACGGGGTAATTGACGTTTATTGACGACATCTTGCGTCCCCGCCTCAAGTGCGGGCATATTTTTTTGCACTTCCGCGAGGATTTGTTCATCCGTTGCCCCTGAATTTAACGTGATATTTGAACGCCCTTGCGTGTAGGCTTGATGCCCATCTGCACATTCAAGCTCTAAAATAAAATCAAGTCCTTCACGCTTGATTTTTGCCTTAGTAATATCCCCTTGATAAATCTGACTAATTCGCTGATACCCCACCGATAACCTCACCTTTTTAAACTGTTGGCTTAACAATTGATTGATATGATTACGGTTTAGATTCCATATTTGAATCTGGGCTGGGTTAGGTTTTTCGCTTATGGTCTTATCGATAGAAAAAGCCACTCGCAGTTGGGTGATTGAGAGGGTCTCACTGTCGCTGATTAAATCAAGTTTCCATTGCCGTCCGAACTGTTTCATACTTTGGCCTCAATAAATAGCTGACAACGATTGGCTAAATCCTCAACAGTAGTTGGATCTAAATGTGTTTTGCTTAACTCCATTAGCCAAAACTGATAGGGTTGTGATGTGCGGTGCAATAATGGCACACCAATAGCGAGTGCCATCCCTTCACAGATTGTGCGTTGGTTGATCGGCTCGCTTACGTCCATCACCCAGCATTGCCCAATACTGTTATAACGTAATGTCAGTTTAATTTTCACCCCGTTAAAATCAAATACTTGCTCTTGATAAGGGGCGTTTGTAATTGGAAGTTGATACCACATCGTTTAACTCCGCAAATTATTCAGCCAAGATTTTATCTTTTCAGCCGCTTTAGGTTGAGTGATTCCTTGATTGACTTTACTCGCAGATTGCACACTTGCCCGCCCACTTTTTTTATTCCCCATTACCGAATTTGCTCCCTTTATTGATTTTGTTTCGACAATAAAAATCTCGCGGGCAGTCAGGGTAAATTCAGCCGAACCGTCCGCCGTTTGTTTTACGCTAACTGATTGTAATAGCATATTTTGGTAAAGGTGTAAGCCCGTTTGAATATCAATGGTTTCACCTGACTTTTGACAGGCGATTAAATCCGCATAGCATTTTTTTACTCTGCTGCTATTCGGTGAACTATCAAGCAGATTACCTAACCCAAAATCCGGTAAAAAAGGGGCTAAGGCTCTGACTTGCCCAAAAACTTGCTGAGCCTGAGCAGCCATTCCTAACCCTTGACTAAGTAGTCGCGTTGCTTTACTCAAAGTTTGTGCGGTTTGCATAGCAAAAGGAACAGGTAAAGGCAATTGGTTAAGAAAATCTGTTGCTCCCCGAATGTGAGGAAGCCCCAATTCAGACAATCCTAAACCTTGCTGATCGTGATCGACCATTACCCCTACAATCGTGATTTGTTTAGGTTGCAATACGCTGTGATCCGCAATGCTTGCTCCAGACTCAATCGGATTTTCCGTAATAGATAATTCCGATTGATGGCTCTCTTCTGTCGTCGCATCTAATTTAATATTACCGATCGCACGGTTAGAAATTTGTACAAAATCTAACATAATTATTGCCTTTTTTATTATTTCCTTTTTTATCAGTTCCGTGCCGTAAAACTCCGTCCTTTAGGTGGGGGGAGAGGATATTAAGTCCTACAACAAGAAATAAAATCGCTAACGCATTAGGGATCAACCCTGAACAACTTGATTTCTAACTTCACATTGCGAAGCTAGATTGTCCATTTTGAATTGTGCGATTGACTTCATTAGCGATCAATTTTGCGTCTTGTTGAGGGTTTCCTGAGCTTTGCAAGGTAATGTTCGTCGTTACCTTGTTGTTGCTATTTTTTACGCTGTTATCCGCGTTATTCGCAACCGCCCCTGCGGCAGGAAGTGCGGTCGGATTGAGATCGTTTTTCTCCGCCTTATCACCGCCAAACCAGCCACTGAACCACCCTCCGCCTTCTTTGTCAGAAGAGAAAAATCCCTTTACCCCTTCAACAATCGGCTTAATGTAAGTATCGTATTTTTCCGTTACCCAATTAAACGCCGCCTCAAAAGGCTTTTTGATAAAATCAGTGACTTGAGCAAAATTCTCTTTCACATTTTCTACGCTAATTTCTTTGCCGGTAAACAGATCCCAAAGGGTTTTGACGAACGTAAATCCGGCTTTAAACGGAAAGGTGATAATCTCAATCACAGTGTTAAAAATCTCTGAGAGGGAAGACATACTAAACCATTGGGTAAATTGATTCCATTTCGCTTTTACCCATTTGAACGCGAGGCGAAACGGCGAGGTGATAATCTGCCATAAGCCCGATAGTACCGATCCGAGCATTGTTATACTCGCTTTGACTAAATGAACCATAAGGTTAAAGAAATTTTTAGCCACCTTGATCGCCCCGCTTATCATTTTAGTAAAGCCTTGTGCAATCAGATCGCCATCACCGCTAAATATCCCTTGTAGGAAATCCCAAAGCCCACTCAGATAATCCCAAAGCCCTGAAAATAGCTCAATAACATAATGAATGCTTTCTTCCACCCAAGCCTTCATCAGTGCAAATATCGGCTGTAGCTCCTCAAGTTTTTGTTGAATTTTTGCGATAACCTTAATCACAGGCTCCCAGGCTTTGCCAAAATAGCTTTCGCCACCTTGCATATACACAATAAGATCGTCGATTAAGGCGATCAACCCCACTAAAGCGGCACAAATTGCGGTAACGGCGAGTAGCATTGGGTTTGTTGCTAAGGTAATGAGCAATTTCCGATTTAACCAGGCGACGGCCGCCCCGACAAGATAAATGACATTTTTCCAGCCGATAGTTGCCGAAATAACCCGATCTAACGCGTTGACAAAGCCGCTTACAAAGCGAATGACTTTACTCAGTTTATCGACAAATTTCGTCAAGGTGCCTTTAATGAGCTGATTGTTGGTAATAAACCATTGCTTAAATATCGCAATAAGCTCTCGCACGACGGGGGATAGACGAAGCGAAACAAACTCACTCACCCCTTTAATGATTTGCCAGAACTCCGTCATAGCATCTTTAAACGCGGCTGCCTCATCCGCATTTTCAGCCGTACCTAACGAAAGGGCTTCCGCATTTTGCAATGCTGCTTCCATTTGCTCATTGCTTAATCGCAGTGTCTGAATCATTGAGGCATCAATACCGAGTTTAGCTAACATCGCAATTTGCTGTTGTTCGCTCAACCCTTTCATTTTTTGGCGAATCTCTTCCATCATTTCAGAAGCGGTTTTCACATCGCCATTGGCTTTTTTCGCACTCAATCCATAATGCTCGAAGGCTTTCGCACCTAAGCCGACACCATTTGCTGCTTCACCGATCGTGCGAGAAAGCCCCGCAATGGAGGCTTGAGCTGCCTCTGCGGATGAGCCATTGACTTCAGCGACTTTGCCGAGTAGTTGAATTTGTTTCGCTGATTCTCCCGTCACACGTGAAAGCTGAGCGATTTCATCAAGTGCGGTCAAATTTTTGTCTAAAAAAACGCCGATCCCCACTGCCATTGCCCCGATTGCCGCCCCGACAACCCCTGCGGCTTTCCCAACGGCTTTGAGTGTACTATCAAATTTTTTTAGTTTTCCTGTATCAGCCTCTACGGCAATTTTCACTAATAACTCACTCAGTAGCATTTTGCTCAGCCTCCAACATTTCTACGACCACCGAATGAAAATCGAGCAAATCGCCTAAGCTATAGACCGTTCTTAAATCGTTTAGGGTGCAAAGGTTTTTCACAATCGGGGTAAAAATAAACCAATCAACTAAGGATTGGCAGGTTTGATGTCGTTTAGTGGATTGATTGAGGGTAGCATATCTTTCAGCAATCCACCCCCACCGATAAAAAAATCCGCAAATTGATATCTCGTCCCGTTTATCAAAACGGGGAATAAATGCCCTCGATATTGATTAAAATGTTTATCGAGCTGATGAGATAAACGATATTGCTGACCGTGTAGATTGGCAACGGTATGATTAAGTACAATCTCTTCAATGGCCTTGATCTCAGGTGAACCTAAATGAGCTAATAATGCCCCTAATACCGATTCACCGATTTTTGTGGTATCTTCGCCAAGCTGAATACCTTGTGCTAATTTCAATGCGTTTTTAAGTGCCGACCACGCCCCCATTGCATTAGCCGGTGTCATTCGGTATTCAACCTCATCTAATTGAAAAACAAACTCTTGCATTGTTATACTCCTTTCTCAAGATTAAGCGTCATTTTTTCAAATTCAATCACCCAAGTTTGAGCGTTATGCCCCGCCCCACGCGTAAAACCGGTTGGGGTGGTGAAATAGCCTTTCGTTGCGGTCACCACATCATCATTAAGTAAATCTCGAATAGATAGGGTCATCGGGCTAAAGGTTTTAATCGCGGATTTTTGTTGGTTAAATAATTTACTTAAATACGCATTGTCCTCAGAATGTTGCTTAATTTTTAGGGTAAGTTTGCCTGACGCATCAGGATTTGCCACAAAAACCCCTGTGCCATTTGCTCCAATTGTCCAGCTCCCCGCATCTTGATTTTGCACCGCACTAATCACATCAGCACCGTCTGCCCAATCACTAATTTCTCTGCCGTCTAACAAAACAATCACTTGTTTTGGATCAAAAACCGCCATAAAGCCTCCTTATCGGTTATAGTTAATAATGACATCAGATTGATGGATTGCCCCCGCTAGCTTCACCGCCGTTTGAATTGGCGTGGCTTTGCGTTGCTCTCGATCGCTATCAGAAAGCGTATCCATTGGAGCGGCCCAAACATAATAGCCTTTTTCGAGATAATCGTTCGTATTGAGATTTCCAAAGCTGTCGCCAGTCCATTGACCAGGTGCAAAAGCCCCGTTATTAATCCCCTCTTGGCAAACTTTTTCCACCGCTGAAATTAAAATTGCCTGCCCTTTATCGGTAAGTGGAATTTTGGTTGGGGATTTATATAACCGTGCAAACACTTCTTTTTGTACGGCATCAGTAAACCAATCTAAGATCACAATTTCATCCGCAAATTTACCGCCAATAACGGTTCCCTCAGCTAACATTGCTACATCGTCATAATAGGTATAAAAGTTGATCCCTAATCGTTTCGCTTTATTCGCTTCAGTTAAGGTGACATCATCTGCGGTAATGGTGGGCTGCTGTTTAAATTTGAGTGTGATGGTTGAATTATTCGCGGCAAAATTCATCGCAAGGAGGCGAGCCATTGCGGAAGACGCGGCGTACATATCATCTTTATCGTAAATCGCCAGCGTATGATCTAAGCCGGCATCAAATAATTTTTTATAAATATTGCCTGTAGTAAATTCTAACTGTTCAGAGCGGATCACATTTGCCCCAAATAATTTTGTATTGGCTTGTGCGTATTTTGCTGCGGTTTCTACCTGTTCATCGGTTAATTGTGCGGCGAATAAGAAACCATAGAAATTATTATTGACCTCCGCAAAATTAAATAAGGCTTCACCGATCGTTTCCGCATTGAAACTTATCTGATTTTTACCGATAATCTGACTAGCTTGTCCGTTTTCCAGCTTAAGCATTGCTCCGATATAATCGCCATCGCTACTATCGGCAAAAACATAATGAAGTAACGTTGTCTTATCCTCACCTGCCGTTTTCGCACTAAAAATAAAACGGTTACCCGTTTGATCGTAGCTCACTTGAATTTTAAGTGCGGTGAGTTTTTCCTGAATTTTGCTCGCAATCGCAGCAAAATCCGCACATTCACTAAAATTTAACCCCGTTACTTTTTGAATCGTACTGCCTTGCGTAAAGGCAAAACAGCCGTTGGTAATTTTCTTAAAGGCTTCTAGCGTATGGTTAAGGGTGGCACCCCGCAATTCATTTTTGGTCGCCTCAATGGTTTTTGCGTTTTTCTGCCAGCGTCCAATAATTAATTGTTTTGCTCGTGGGCTTTGGGCAAAAAAAGGCAATGCCGCTTTTGCCGTTTCGCTTTCCGTCCCAAAGGCAAGCTCCACCTCACGTTGGCTATTAACGTATAGATAGCGGGTTTTCATATCTGTAAACACATTCCCCGCCTCGGGGGTAAATAATACCACTACGCCAAAATCTTTACGTGAAGCAGATTTTGGCACGGTATTAAGTTGTACATTGACAATATTCGAAATCGATAATGCCATAGCTTATCTCCTTATATTTTTGGTTAATTGCTGATTGGTTGCGACATCAACTTGTGCGATTGCTTCAAGTGGTGTTTCGATAATAATTTGATGAGATAAGGTGAGATCCATCTGCCCGCGTTCTTCATAGCCGCCACCGAGCGTTGCCGTAAGATTGCGTACAGCAGAATAATCAATGATCGCACAGTGCATTGCGTTGAATACGTCAATCATTGCTGAGCTTTGCAGTACACTGCGTAATTTATTGACAAGCGTGATCGCCCCTGTCCCATAGGCTGAAAGGCTAATTGTTGATAAACAGCTCGTGGTGATCCGCTCAGTCTTACCATTAAATGCTCGCCTGCTCTGCCCGATTTCCTCCGTTGAGAGTAAATCAACCGTAACAAAAGCACAGGGGTAACGCTGACCTTTTGGTAGATAACCACTTATCACACTGTGTTCAGGTAATTGTAAAGCCTGTTGAATGGCCTTGCGTAGTTGCACTAAGTCGAGTTGCGAAATAGTGGTAGTAACCATAGTCCCCCCAGTCTGTCGCACTTGTAATACGGTATTTGAAATGACGAAATAGCACTAAATCCCCGCATTTAAGCGGTTCTTGCGTAAAAATTTTCAATGTGGGTAAATAACGCTCCCCCTCAGGAAGTCGTTGAAGATCGTTAGCACTTGCGGGAATAACAATCGCCACCCTCATTTCTTCTGTGAAATCCGTTTCATCTTCGTTAGCAATAAAAACGGTTACCGTTTTACGAAAAAGACTTGAGCGAAATCGCCCTGATTGGTTAATCATCTCACCACTCCTTTAATTGATTGCCGTAAACGCCCCGTATCAATTAAGGGTTTACTTGATTTCTTGCGTTTTATCGTTGAAGGTGCATTTTTCGCCCAATCACCCTGTTCAATGTTTTTCTGAACATCAGCTTGGGCAATTTGAGCGATTTTACTTAACAAATGGTGTGCGTCCTCTCCGTTGTTAATGCCCTCACGATAAAGTGCGGTGTATTTTGCGGTATTTTCTTTCAGCGTTTGCGTTAAAAAAGGACGTGCTGGAATGCGTTTATCCGCTGAACCAAACTCTAAAACAGCCGCTAAAGTCGCAAGATTAAACCCCTCTTCCAACACCGCGTTATCCTCAGCGGGAATACCCACAGCAATATCACGTTTAGCTAACTGTTCCAGTTTTGTTGCCAGTTCTTGGATCGCATTTTCCCCATTCCATTCCACACTCATACCACCATCACCCCTATGCCAACAAGATTGCGTAATCGAAGATACTCCTGTCCATAAGCGGTTAAATGGTAAGCCTCACCGCCGTTAGGCGGTATAGCATAACTTGCCGATAATTCGCCCACACTTTCACTAGCCAATAACGCAATTGGTCCTCCCGCATTTTCACTCACCCTTTTACGCATTGCGATAAAATGAGCCGTTAATGCCAACACACCGCGACAATACAGATGACGCCATTGCCTTTCGTCAATCTCTTGTTTTGCATCCTCAATAAAAAAGCCGATGGTATTATCATCGGCTCGCTCAAATTCAGGATAACGCCCCTTAAAGGCTTCAATGGTTGGCATTTTGCCTCCTAATAGTCAATGTATAATGCAGAATCAGGCTCGAGGAAGGTTACGCCACCAAAAGCCATACGTAATCCTGTTTCATAAGTGACCAAGCCTTTTTCTTTCGCCCCTAATACACTCGGCGACATCGGCACATCAAACACCACATAATTTGGATCGTTAATATAAGCAATCGCCCGTGTTTTACCCGTCGTCACTTGTGTACCAAAATTAGACGGTAACGCTTTAATTGATACCGTTTTCCCCGCAGCCGCACTTAAATTTTTTGTCAAATATTCAAGAGCGCTAATATCGGTTTTATCACGGGTAAGTAACGCAAGATGAGCCAAGTCCATACCGTCAATGGCAAAGACATTCGGCGTATCAATACGGTGTGTTTTTTCCATTCCACGCAAGAAAATCTCTTTGAAGAAGGTAACCGCCTCCTCAAAGCTCATCGTTTTCACCGCTTTTTTAACTGTCGGTGAATAAACCTCCACACCAGAAGCATTTAACAGCCCTTTTAAGCGAGTATCACGCCCGTGTCCCAAAAACGCCACTTTCTGCAAGGTTTGTTGAGCATTTTTGTTTAATGCCATAATTTTTTGCGTATCTACCGCCACATTAAACAATTTAGCACGCTCTAGCTCAATCTGATTATATTGCACGGTTTTGATCCAATCTACAATCGGCGTACGTGCGTGATTAAAGGTGACAGAAACTTGATCAAAGGTCGTGGTGTTATCGCCAACTAAACCACTATCTAAATCCCCTGAAATATCTGCACCAAAGTGGATTTTTTCCGTTATCCCCACGCCACCATTTTGATCGACGTGAACAAATTGAGGAAACACAATTTCAGGGTATTTCGTTTGTGTCATTTGCCCACGCACTTGCGTTAATGCACTAGTTAAATAAGATAATGCCATTTTAATTTACTCCTATAAACGTGTAATTTCTGCTAAATGTTCCGTGGCATTGATGACCACAAAATCGGTGGCAATGGTTTTACCGCTATCTTCAGCTTTATCAATCGTGCCAACCTCTTTATCGCCATTTTTCACCGCTCTTACATAGACCTTATCGCCACGCACAACGCTAACGCCCTTACCAACGGTAACCCAAACACTGTCCCCTTGCGTAATATGCATCACATCGACCAAATCATTGGGCTGAAAATCATCTTTAATTAGCGATCGCACAATCACCCCCGCAATCACATCTGTTAGCGCACTTAATGGCTTAACGCCTCCTGTCGCGTCAATGGCAACAAACAAGCCCGCCTGAATAGGACTTTTGCCTTTAAATTGTTCTGAAGTGGTTTTCGCACTGGCTAATCCGCCTTTACCCACTTCCCCCGCAAATGTACGAGTAGTGCTATTTGCATATGCCATTATTGTTGTCCTCCATAGAGTTTATTAAAATCAATGCCCACCGATTGAGGCTTGCTATCGTTTAAAAATGCCGAGCCTAACTGGTGATCTTGCAATTTCTTACTGATATTTTTTGCCGCTTGATACATCCCCTCAATCGCCTCATCAGAAAGGGCGGTTAAGGTTTCAGCGGGAGCAATACCACTATGAACAATCACTTTTTCTTGAATTTGTCTAACCGTATCACTATCAGCAAAACTCAAATCAGCGGAAATCATTTTTGCATCAGCCAACACAGCGGAACGTTTCTGAGCAGTTACACTCGCCTTAGCCTCATCTTCAAGTTTTTGAATTTTAGCTTTCAATTCCGCATTCTCTTTTACTAGTGCTTCATCTTTCACGTTTCGTTTCTCCTTTTCTTTTTCCTCATCAGAAGCGGCGTTTTTTTCTTTTTTAGCAGACTGTTCTGCGGGTTTTTCAGGTTGATTCTCTCCGCTTTTTTTCTTAGGCATTTCACTGGTTTGCTCATCATCCTCTTCTTCAATTTGCTTTTTCTGCTCATCAGAAAGGCTGATACCAAAAACGCCTAAGATAGAGTCAAGAAGTTTCACTTTTTTGCTCATCGCATTCTCCTCATCGGCTAGCTTAACCGTTCCCCCGCAGCGACCTCTAGCCACAATCGCCACGTGGTTGCCGATCATCGGCGACATCTCATAATCAGCCCCATTGACTTGAGTTTGCGTCAATTTACAGTCATACCCACAAGAAAGCTCTTGAATGCCGTGATCTTGAATAAGGCGAATGGTTTCCTCATCATAAATCCACGCCTCCCCTTTTAGCGTATCTTGATCACGCACGACATTGCGAACTACCCCAACAGAAAGGGCTTTCCAGTTTTTCGCATTTACATTTTCCTTAGGGTGGCCCACCGTAATAGGCACGCCCTCAAAACTTTTTATGGTTTCATTCCCGAATAACGAGCCTTCCGTTCGGGCAACCTTTTTCACCGCTTTTTGATTACCTACATTCAACTCACTATCTAAATAATCAAAAATCCCCACCTTAGACAAGGTAGCCGGCACGACTAAATAACCGTCTTTAGTAAAGGTGCGTGCGGTCTGTGCTTTATCATTAAATCGCATAGCCACTCCTTTTTTAGGCATAAAAAAACCGCACTAAAAAGTGCGGCCTGTTTTGGTTTAATTTTTCCTAATCGCTTGTTTTGGTTTTTTCTAAGCGTTTGATAACTTGCTCCACAGTCAAATCATCATTCATCGAAATACGGCGATAATATTCAATGGCAAAAGGATTAGTCCGTAAATCATTAATCTTGCGGGCTATCTCCGCTTTTGTGGGTTTATAGGCTTCTGCTTCGGCAAGTTCACGCTCTGTTTTTTCTGCCCTTTTCTTGTCCATTTCTAGCCAAGCATCAAAATCGGAATAACCTTCAAATTTAGCCAACTCTTTTTGCTGTTCTAACGTTAATCTCATATTTATTCCTCAATAAGTTCAACGAGATAAGTTTTCTTAAACCAACCTTTCTGTTGCACGTTTCTCACATAAAACCTTTTCTTAGTTTGGAATAATACCTCTCTTTCGTGAGGATATAAAGAGATTTGTTCAATATCTCGCCCTGTTTTGCCGTGAATGATAAATTTCACATTTCCCGAAAAGCCTATATTTTGCTCTGTTTTAGACGTGCTTGTAAATTGATATTCCTCCACAATCGCCCCTTGTTGGTAGCGGGCTAGAAAGGCTTTAAGCTCTTTCTTCGACAATTCAATATTGCGATACGTGGTTTTATTATGTACGGGTATCTTCTTCAGTGCGTTATCTAAGGTTTTTGCTAATACTAACTGCTCGGCACTGGCTGGTCCTGTCCTTAACGCTTTATTTAATGGTCGGTGGATTGCCCCCGTATAAGCTATGACTGACATTGCCTCACTACGGGATAAGCGATACGCCGCAATATTCGGCACGATTTTAGTCAAATGCTCAGCAACAAAATTAAATGCGGTTGCTCCGATTAAGCCTTTTAATAACCGATCTTCTTCAAACTGTTGTGTGAGTCCTACCACAAGTTTTTCGCTATCTTTGCCGAAATAAGGTAAAGCAACACAACGGCAGTTTACCTCGTGCGTCGGATGTCCTGTCGGTGGTGGACTCGCCCAGCTAAAAATTTTCCCCTCGTTTTCCGCGTGGCTTTCTCGCACTCGCTCATCACCGGAGGTTGACCAGATATAGTGGGTAATCCCTAACGCCTCCTGCTGTGCTTGGTCAATCGCTCCGTTAAATTTGCTTGATTGATCTCTTGCGATCAGTTTGGCTCTTTTTTCGGTGATATTGCCAATCTCTTTGAGTGATTTAAGTAGATCACGGTTTAATTTGCCATTTAATACGGATTGATGTACTACAGTTTGCACTTTATCCAAATATTGGTTATGAATGGATTTAATCAGTTGTACATTGGCTTGAGCAAGCTGGTTTACCTTATCGTTCACTGTAGGGTTGCTTTGAATATAGCTTTTTAAATCAAGCCCTGTGGCTTGCTGTAGGCGTTGGCTAAAATCGTTATCGTGCTGAGCTTTCGCTCGTTGAGTAAAGCCACCTGCGATACGGCTTGCCATTTCATCAATCTTTTTTTCCCCTAAGCGATTGAGCTTGTCGAGTAATGCAGTGCGATCATCATTAGCAGCATCGTGAAATTGCGACGAAAAAAAAGTGCGGTTATTTTCCACCGCACTTTCAATTTCATCTCGCAACTGCTTCACGAACAGTAACAATTCCCGCTTATACCAGATTTCTGCCCGCCTACTGTTCTTGATCGGCTTGTATCGCTTCAGTTTGATCAGCTTGTTGTTGCGAAGAAGCTCAGGTAAATTCATCAACATCTTGTTGCTCCTCAAGTAACGCAATATCTTCTGCTGAGATATTGGCAAATAACCCATTTTCATTGAGTTCATTCGCCACCTGCACTTCACTCAATACGCCATTTTGAATAAAGATATTCATTGCATTGGCAAAGCTTGTTAAGGCATTCATTTTTTGCTCAAAACTGATTTCTTGAAGGCTCGGAAACTCAAACCACCAATCTTTCGGCTGAAACCCTATCACCATTTGGGCTAATAATGGGTCAAGCCGTTCAAATAATGGTCGTAGTCGGCTTTCTTGCAATGCGTGAATGCTTTCGTGGAAGTTTTGAATATCTTCATCACCACTGGCTAAACCGCTTACGGATTGTCCGAATAATATCGTCACAGGCATATCAGCGGCACCCGCTACGGCATTGCGAAACTCCACTAATAACTCTTTTAATCCCGTAAAGGTTAGCTCTTTTTGTTCATACTCACTTTCACCGTCAATCAATAAGCAGTTTGTAATCGATTTAATATTTTGTATATGGCTCATTGCTTCAGTGATGCTTTCCGCCCCACCTGACGCAAGCTTAACGTTAAGCCCGGATATTTTAAAAATATCCGTCTTGCTCTCAGTGACCAACTCACCAATATTAATACTGAGCATATCAAAGCGTTTAAGCGTAGGGTAAATGCCCTCTAAATCAGAAAAACCAAACAACGAATTATCACTTTCACTGCGATACGCTCCCTGCATTAAATATAAACGGGAATGATGCACCTCAATTTGACCGTTGAGGATATAGTAATTATATTTGCCAAAATTAGCAGAAAGGATATCTGTGTTTTTATTGCCTTTTCCTTGTATTAAATTTGGCTTAATCACTAATAAACGTTCAATGACTTGATTTGAGTTTAATGGAGATTGCACGCTCGCATTCGTTAAAATGAGTACACCGCACCCACCGTAAAGGCTTGTTGTAATACAAGCCTCTTTTGTGATTTCTTGCAATTTTAAGCGACGTTCTAGATCGTAAAAGCCATTAAGCTGTTTGGCAGCTAAATCATTCGATTTAATCTCCCGCCATTTACGCGTCATATGCTCCGCTCTTTTTAAGCAGACTTTTTGGGCAATCCAATTTTCCGCCCATAGCGTATCAAGCTCTTTTTGATTATCTGTTAATTTTACAGAGGGCTGATAAGTTGCCTGCTCTTGTCGTCGCCCCAACGCCATTGACATTGAGGTTAAACTATCATTTATACTTGTTGTCATAGTGCGTCCCAAATTGCGATATTGCCCGCGATTAAATCATTAATTGCCATCACTAAAGCATCTACCTGATCGTCGTGCTTGTGGCTATCTGTTGCCGTAAAGGCTTCACACTCATCAATAAAATCATTGATCCAATGAGCGGATTGCGGAATGACCACATAACCGCTTTCAATATAACCTTGCACACCCAAAACACGGGTATATTTGTCTGAATCAACCGGTATAGGATTAATTGGAATTTGCGTTTTCCGTCTAATCGTTTGAATAAGGCTCGTTCCGCTTGATTTATCTTCTACGTTCACCTTAGTAAGCAAGCCTGACGATCTATCTTGCTGATGTTTAGCCCAAACATCTTTAAGTTTCTGCTCAAGCTCAGGGGCTTCCCATTTCCCTCTAATCAGATCGATAAGATATACCTTACCGTCATCACCTTTACCCGCAACGAGAAACACCGTGTAGTCATTATGCTGCTTGGTTTTCTGTGCGGTATCGGCATAAATCGCCTTTAATTTAATCGGCGGAAGGGTTTGGTATCGCCCAAACCACCGCCCTTTGATAATGCCTCCACCTTTGCTTGATGGACGTTGCTGATAGAGTGCGTTCCAAGTATGAACCCCTACCGCTTTACGAATATTTTCGAGGCGTTCCAGTGAAAAGCGTTCAGGGTGTAATGGATCACCCTCTTTGCGAAACGCCTCGTCTTTTTCCGCAATGGCAGGAAAGCTGATAATTCGCCATTGATCGCCCCCTTGCTCCATCTCTTTAATTAATCGCCCCGCTAAATCGTCCTCGTGCCAGCGGGTCATCCCCAATAACACCCCACTTTTAGGCGATAATCTTGTATAAAGTGTTGTGGTGTACCAATCCCAAATACTATCCCTAACAGTTTGTGAGTTAGCCTCTTTCGCGTCTTTTACAGGGTCATCAATGATCGCAATATCCGCCCCCATTCCTGTAATCCCGCCGCCAACGCCCGCACTACGATATGCCCCGCTATATCCCAATATTTCAAAAATCTCGCTATTGCGTAAGGCTTGCCCTGAAAGGGTTGAAATGCGTTTACTATTCAACGAACTTTCTGGGAAAATATTGTGATAAATCTCATCATCCATAATCCGCTGTACATCGCGATTCATACGGCTAGCTAAGTCTGCGGGATAAGAACAAGCAATAATCTGCAAATCAGGATTTTTTCCAAACGCCCACGCAGGAAAACGACGGCTAAATAACTCGCTTTTACCACTACGAGGCGGTGCAAAAATCATCAGTCTTGGCTGTTTGCCATCAATCACATCTTGGTAAAATTGCTGGAGTTCTTGGGCAATGATCTGATTGAACCAGCCCGTAACAAAGTCAGGTTTCGTGTGAGTGGTAAAATGGAATAAGGATTGACGAGATTTTTCACGCTGAATTTGGTGCAATATTTCCTTTTTCGAGTAATTTTTCAAGTTGCTCAAGTTCATCAATATTCAATCCTGATAAATCCAATTCAGTGCGTTGCTCTATTTTTACTTCCCCCGAATGCTCCACCGTTTGCTTATCCCCATACTTTTTCGGGGCAACTTTAGTGATATACCATTTGCGGCTATCTACTCTTAGTTTAGCCACAGAAACATCTTCAGGAGTCGCACAGTCTGCGATGTCTAAGATTTCATCGAACAAAAAATCAGCTTGACTCTCGCGTGCACGCGCGTACTGCTGACAAAATTCATCATTTTCTTGCAGCCATCTATGCACTGTTCGACTTGATGGCATACCAGGTCTTTCACAAATTTTCCGTAAACTTTCCCCATTCGCTAATAAAGTGCAAATATCATCTGCCACTTCTTGCATAAATGAAGATGGACGCCCAACTTTCTTTTTTTCTTTAACCACGCCTCTTTTAGACGTGGAGTTAACCCCGTCTTTCTTTGGCATAGGTTAATCCTTATTTAATTTCTCCAGTAATACGAATTTTAAACATTGGCACATATTCAGGGTTGTGGATATTCAGCAGTCCCTCAATAAAAAAGCCGATTTGATCTGCGACAGTTAAAACCCATTCAGGAATAAAATTAGCCGCTTCAATAATGGGGGCTTCGCTATCAATATCTTTGACATAAACAGGAATACCCCAAAGCCATCCATAATGCGTGAACGCAACCTCTTCCCGAATGCGTGAGGCCTTCCTCAATCAATTTCTTTTTCGACTTATAAAGCATTCCCATTTGATTTACTCCACTCAATCACCCCACTTAACCGCCCCGCACAAATCTCACGTTCTTTCTGCACCACTCGCAAATAAATAATCGCCTCACCATAGGTTGAACCGCTAAAGGCAGTTTGCGGGCAAGGGATTAAATAAATACTCGGCGGCAGGTGATACTCCGTTTCAGTTTTTGTGCTGCAACCGCTTAATAACATCATCAGGCAAAGGCTCGCGGCTACAATCCTGCCCTTTAATCCTTTTATAAATAACGCGAATATCTTCATCGGCTTTTTCTCGCTGTACTTGTTCAAGTGCGGTCTGTTTTTGTGTCGTTTTTCGTTCATCTTCGAGCTGTTTTGTTCTTTCTGCGAGATTAGGGTTCAGTTGCTGTATTGTTTGGGCTTGCATTTGATTTTTGGCACTTAAGCTACTTATCCTCTGCGACTGATACCAAACCCAACCACATAAGCCCAAAATCACGCATAACCACAACAGCGAGGAATATTTACGGATAAACGGCACGATGTAATTCAAAATGCGGGCCATCATAAAAACGTTCATCTTCACTTTTCCCATTACCGTTCCAATCTCCACCCCAGCGAATGGTGACATTTAATTCTTTGGCCGCTCGAAACATTGCCTTCGCAATTTCCTTAAATTTATCCCGTTCTGACCAAGGGATTTTTCCTTCAACCAGCGGGGCTAAATCCACCGCGTGACCGGTTAAATGACGGCTATTCATTGTTTTAGTTGCCCCTTGCTTAAAGAGTTGGGCTTGGCGTGCTTTTGTTCTTACCCCTTCAATCACCGCAAAATCAACGGTGCTATATTCAAGGGCTTTTCGCACGACCTTAACCAAATCACCGTGAACACCTTGTAAATGCTTTTCACTACGTTGGCTAAATTTAAACATCTTTTTCTACCCGTTTTTTTAACACCAGCATTAAATATTCACGGATTTTCTCCGCACCAATAAACCCTATCGCTTGCACAAAAAGCAGGCTGGATCGACCATATCCCTTATGTACCACGCAATGCAGAGCCAAAAGTCAGGGTAAGATGGATCACACAAACGCAAGCCCTGAACTTGATCAACGCATTGCAATTAGAGTGGATGAAAGACGTTTGCACTTTTGCATTAGCAACAGGAGCAAGAATGACTGAAATTTTATCGCTGACCTGGGATAAAATAGATCTTTCTCGCAATATTGCCATTGTCAGTAGCGATGTTGCCAAATCAGGGCGTGCAAGATCCTTATTGCTCGGCAAAGATGCCTTAGCCGTAATCGAAAAACGGCAATCCCAACGCCTCTCTCGTTATGTGTTCCACCGTGGACGAGATAAGCAAATCAAAGAAATTAGCTATCCTGATTTTAATCAGGCACTTAAAAAGTGCAACATCAGTGATTTTCGATTTCACGATTTACGCCACACTTGGGCAAGTTGGCACGTTCAAAATGGCACACCATTGATGGTTTTAAAAGAGCTAGGCGGTTGGGAAACACTTGAGATGGTAAAACGCTATGCCCATCTTAATGCCGACCATTTACTGAGCTACGCAAATCACGTCAAACTTACGTCAAAGTGCATTTTAGACACTACAAAACTTGACGCTGAAAATGATATTTTGGAGGGAGAGCCAGAAAAGAAAAAAGCCGTAAGTTACTGATTTGAAAGGATTAACTTACGACTTAATACTAAATCCTTAATGGTGCCCGAGGGCGGACTTGAACCGCCACGACTCGAAAGTCGAGGGATTTTAAATCCTTTTTAAAAACAAATAAAATCAATAAGTTATTGATAAATCGATAAATTAAATAAACAATCTTAAACAAAGATAAACAATCTTACACAAAAATAGACACCAATAGACACCAAAAAGAACAAGGGATTTTGAAAAAATCAATCCCTTTTTAGGTTAGACAATGGGTTGAGTGCTACTGCACTTTCTAAGTGAGATGGGGCGAAATGAGCGTAACGCATCGTCATTTCAACAGTGGAATGCCCTAGTATTTCTTTTAGTACAAGGATATTACCCCCGTTCATCATAAAATGACTGGCGAAACTATGGCGTAAAACGTGGGTAGATTGCCCCTTTGGTAAGTCAATGTTGGCACGCTCCACCGCATTTTCAAATGCTTCATAAGCGTCATTAAATAAACGCCCACGTTTTTTAGGCAACATATCATAAAGTTCTTTGCTAATTGGGATTGTGCGATTTTTCTTAGATTTTGTGTTGGTATAAGTAATTTTACAAGGCATTATTTGCGATTGCGTAAGCTGTTCTGCTTCGCTCCATCTTGCCCCCGTTGCAAGGCAAATTCTCACAATTAGCCCTAAATCTTTATTACGGGAATTATCGCATTCAATCAATAACCGCTCGATCTCATCGCTATACAAAAAAGCAAGTTCCGTTTCAGCCTCTTTGAATAAGCGTACGCCCTCCAACGGATTTCCCGCTTTCCATTTACCTAGATTACGCATTTCATTAAAAACGGCACGCAGATAGGCGTGTTCACGGTTTACCGTGGCTTCTTTCGGTGGGCGTTTTGGGTTTTTAGAAAATTTCCCCGCAAGGCGTTGTTTACGATATTCCGCAAAAGTTTCTTTGCTTAGGGCGTTGGCTTTTAAATCGCCTAAGTTTGTGGCAAGGTTAAGCAACTTATTTAAACGATTTTCACCGTCTGATAAAGTTTGCCCGTGTAGCTCATACCATTCTTTGATTAACTCTTTCAGTGTAGGGCTATCATCGTCTGGCGTTACCAGCTCAATATCCGCTAGCTCATCATTTTCTTGGCTGTGCTGATTTTGATAACGTAACGCCTCGCCCTTGGTTAAAAACCATTTGCGAATGCGTTTACCGTTTTGGTAAAAGTCAGCTAGCCACTTGCTGCCTTTGCTTAAATCCTTACGAACTGCCATTTTTAACTATTCATCTTGCGGATATCTACGGCGTGAATGAATCACGGTAATAATTTCAATGCAATCATCAGATTCACGGTAAACAATACGATAATGGCGGCAAAATGTTTCTCTTGTGCCGTCATCTCGACGTTTCCCCGCTTTGGGAAAAGAGGCGATCAAATTAAACCGCTCAATAAAGGCATTTTTTAATTTGATAAGGCTTGGGATTGAACCCGTGTACGCCTGAACATCAGCCAAAATAGATTTAATTTCATTATCCGCTTTGGGGGTAACAATCAATCTTTTAGCTGGCATACAATAAACTATTCTCTTCTTGTGCTGCCTCCTCAAGTTCCATAATTAACTGATCGGTAAATTGATTAATACCAGCCAACCAATCACTATGCTCAATCACATTGCCCGCTTCAATCTCCGCAATGCCTTTAGCAATTTGTTCAGCTAAAAATTCATCGTAGCCCTCTTCTTTTATTGCAAGGGACATTAATTTTTTCATTACATCTTCTCCATTTTTAAAATTGCTTTGCCGATGATTTCAATTTCATCACGACGGCACGAGGTGAAAAATTGCTCAAAATCGATCATCACTTTATCATCTGGTAAAAGGGTTAAATGACGAATGGCATAAACGCCACCTATTTTTATCAAATAACACCCATCAATGAGATTGCCTAAAGGCGGCACAAGAAAAAAAGTTTGATTTCGATCAAAAAGACAAAAAACCTGCTGATAATCATCAACGGATTTAAGCGAGGGAAGAAAAGCCCTGTTAAACAGCTGGCTCGGTATTGGCAAAAGTTCACCACCCACCAATTTCAGGGCTTCGCACTGAATAATATCAGCAAGAAAATCTATGCTTGGTAAGCCTCGCTCTGCCTTGTTTGACATCTTCAAACTCCTTACGTTTTTTGCACCAAACGGCGTTCTGTTTCATAAAGATGCAACGCTGCCGCTTGGTAAAGCGCTTTCTCTTGTGTTTTTTCAAATTTTAAGAACTAATTGTTCTTCTAAATCTTAACTTGACTGGGGAATAAAGTATTTTTTCACGCCTTCTAACAACACCATTAATTGGCTCTGATCCTATTAATTCCCATCCATTTTTTAAGTAATACTCAATTTCACTACTGACATCTATACTATCAACGCAAGTATTCTGAAATTCATAAAAAATAGGAACCTTTACTGGAGAACGAATTACTTTTATATCTCCATTCTTGCCAAGGATATTGTTATTATTTCCTTGCACTTTTTGCTCAATTTTGTCAGACATTTTTATTCTTCCCTCATAATATGAATATTTCCAGTGCCAACCACATTATTAGAAGATCCTTGTACTATTTGAGAAATTGAAGTCGCCTTATTGCGAATGCCCGACATATACGCAATCGCCTCCACTTTCCCCCTTTCATCCAAATCATTAAACGCAATCAACGCCATTTTTTCTTGGGTTGAGAGTTCTTGGTCTTTTTTCTGCCCAGTCAATAACCAATTCAAATCAGCATCGTATTTCTGTGAAAGAAAAGAAAAATAAGCAATAGATATTGCAGTACCTCGTTTCCAGTTGGATATAGTGGATTTTTTAATATTTAGAATTTCAGCTAATTCCTGATCTTCTTTCACAGCAGCAATAATTTTCATTCTTTCGATGATTTCTGTGTTGTTCATTTTTTAATCTCTCAGTAAAAGGTTCATAGATTAATGTTTACAGTTCATCAAAACACATTTAGAATGTAAATAAATAAACCAAAGCAACCAAATAAATACTTGGTTACAACAGTAACAACATAGCACAAAAAGGGAGTGTTTCCAATGGAAAGACCAGCAAAAAGAACGCCGTTAATTCGGCTAACCCGTGCGGTGAACGAGCAAGTGCAACGCCTTGCAACAGAAGAACGCCGCAAAGTCACCAATATGGTGAACATCTTGCTTGAAGATGCCCTAAAAGCCCGAGGCATTGAGTTAAACCCAGTGCAGGAATAGGAGGGGGCAATGGGAAGACGTAAAGAAGAATTGGTACTGACCCCAGAACTTGAAGCCAATTTAAGGGCAAGACGGTTTTTAACAGTGAGGGAGTTCGCCGCACTTTATCACAAATCAGAGCGTCAAGTAACTTATGCCATTGAGAAGAAAAGGTTAAAAATCCGTGAACGCGAAACGGGAAGAAGTATGTTTTTTATCGATATGGTCGCCAGTCAGCGACTAGGCGGCACGGTATAGACCGCACTCATCAAAGTGCGGTGGGATTTTTTGATAATTTTATAGGTGGAGAAAATGGAAAAATTAAACGTTAAAACACATCATCAGCAAACCCATTCTTACGCTGATAATAATCGTTGCTTGCTAACCTTTTCGCACGGGCGTTACGAATTTGCTGATTTAGCGGTATATCCCGTTCTAGCCTTGGATCTATTGCAAGTGCAAGCACGGCGAGTTGATCGGCTTGTTGGGATCGGTGCAACTGATTTAACAAGCCCGTTAAACGGCGAAGATGAAACGCAAAATCCGCAGGCTGAAATAATTTCAGTTCAAGCCCTAATTGGTAAAGTTGCTGAATGTTATTTTCAGAAAGCCGATCCGCTTGCGAGCTTGCAAGGCAACTCTTGCAAAAACATTCCAACAAGCAGTAGCCGTTGTCGGGGTGAATATCCTGTTGCTTTTTTTCCTCTTGTGTCGGTTGTTGGCTCTCTTGGTCTGCCATTGCAGGGTGAAATCTCTCCATATCGTCATATTGCATTATTTGTCCCTCTACTTGATGCGTTAAATGTAAAAACAACGAATGTGATTGTTGAGCTGTTGCAATTACTTATCTTAACGGAGGCGGCACAACGTTTTCAAGTGATTAAAAAACCGAGAAGGCAGGAGCTGTTGGTTAGGTTGAGAGGCATTATTGAATTTTATGTCGATCAATTAGGTTAATAGAATGGAAAAACCGCACTCATCAAAGTGCGGTGGGATTTTAAAGAAAATTTATAAGGTGGAGAAAATGAAAAAATTAAATCAACGTGAAATTTATATTAAATTAGAAGCATCAAGCTACACCCTGACAACATTAACCATTATTAATCAAAAAACGGGTAATGAGCTTTCCGCAGTGAGAAAAGCCATTGAGGAAGTTAAGCAAGCGATTAATCCTGTTTCTTCTCACCCAACACCCCAGCCAAGTAGCGATCAAAGATTTCCGCTAACAAAACATCTTTTTCGTGAACTTCGCCGAGAGCGTGCAGCATCTCTTGCTCAAAAACGTCAAACACGTCATCAAGAGATTCAGAACGAACCAACGCCCGCACCAGTGAGCGATTCAGCGTTTCCAAAAATGCCACTTTCATCTCAAGCTCGTTTAGACGTACTTGCTGTGTTTGAGCGTTTTGCTTTTGGGGAACAGACATATGATGACCTCTTTAAGTTAAGTTGTGAGTTAGTTGAAATTTATACGCAAGGATACAGTAAAACCAAAGGGGCTGACAATGAAAAAACGCACCCAATCCACTCAGACTAAAGGAAAAATAGAAATCACCCCGTTAGGGAAACGGCTTATTACCACTTGCCCTAACGGGCAGAAAGCGAGGTTTGTCGCTGTGCAAATTTGGAGAATTGAGAATGGCATTTACTGAATTTCCTACGATTATCCCAACCCCGAAAGAAGTCAATCAAAGGGGGATCGCCTATTGCCGTAACGTGTTAGGAGATAAAGATCCGATAACCAAAGCCTTTAATCGCCTTTCTCAACCCGAAAAGGGTTGTGTGATTGCCCTTGCAGGCACAGAGAGCGGGGATTTAAAAACGCCTTTTTTGTCTGATTTACGCTTAGAAAATTACACTCACGAAGGCTATAGAAAAATTGCAAGGGCAATGTGGCGAATACGGACGTTAGCCAATCAGTTACCCGATTTCAGCACGTTAAAAACCTACACCACACAAGATCAGTTAATGACAAGGGAAAAATACAATGCAACACACAATTAATTTGAGCCGTTTGAATATCAATGTGGCAAAAGGGGCGATGTTTTATTGGGTAGATAGCCATAACGCCTTTTTAACTTATGCAAAACGCGATAAAGCGAGAAAGCAATACTTTTTAAACAAAGCGGCACAATGCCGAAGACAAGCGGCGGATTTAGTCAGCCTAATACGTTTAGCACGCGTTATTCATTAAGGAGAAACCACAATGACAATTCAACATCAACACATTATTGAGCTTTCCAACCGTTATCAAATCGTCTTTAGTGATAATGGCTTTATTTTGTATCAGCTTGATTTAACCGATGAAGGCGTGTGGAAACGGTCAAAAGTGCAACTTTGCCGTAACTTTGAAGCGGTGGTTGAAACCCTTGAACATTGCGAGTTAAACAATGAGGACGTGAATAGCTTGCGTGATTGTGCAAGCACGTTACAAGCCATTTTAGGCGAAATTAAAGAAATCAAAGCGTTATCAGTTAGTCAATAATCTATTTTCAGGGCGGTTGTGATGTCATTACTTCCTTCTAACAATTCTACCGCGAGCAATCGCCCTGAACCTTTCTTTCAGGTGTCGCCACCTATTCCCTATAAACCGCAACGCGATCCCGATGAACAGCTTACCGCTGCACAGTTAGATCTGTTTGAAACCGTGCCAGAAGACTATGAATTTGTCGAAGCCTTTTTAAAACAATTCCCCCGAGCAAGGTTGCGTGAGCATTTTCGCCATTTGTATTTGCGGGAATATCGCAGTGTAAAAGATGATGGGTCGATTGCCTTTGCTTGTGGCAATAAGCAACGTTATCACGCCAATACTTGGCTGCGTGCTTTGGGCGGGCGGTTGGAGTTGGTGTTTGGCCAATACCCTATTCACCTTGAGGGGTTGCTTGCCTTTCAGGGGAAAAACCCGAAATGGTTAGAAGATTTGCTGTTTGATCTCAAGGTAAGTGCAGCAAACGAGAAATACAAAAAAGCCTTTGAAGCAGACTATGACAGCGAGAAAACCGCTCAAAACTATGCTCGCTGGTATGCTCAACAACGCAATAAAGCCAGTGTGCCGTTTTATTTGCTCACAGAAACCAAGTTAAAAACCCTTGCCGACCAGTTAGCCCGTGCCTTTAGCCAACATCATTATGACTATGTGCAACGCATTGCGAAACAGCACCAAGGCGAGCCATTAAGTGCGGTGGAAATTCAGCAACATTTTTTTAAGCTCTACCAACAATGCGGCGAACTCTGCGAAAAAATCGGCTTCCCGATGAACCATTGGGAAAGTCACAAAAACGCTAAGAAACTGAAAGGGGAAATTATTGATGCCGCTCTTTGCCGTATGGCGTGCGAAAAATATTGGTTTAAACGTATGCGAACCACCCAAAAGCAAATGGTAGAACATATCGCCATTGCGTGCGGTGGCGTGCGTCGTGGGTTGGCTCAATATATTTCTAACGAGGGCTTCAAAGAGTGGACGTATCAAATCAAGAAAAATCACGATTTTTTGAAGCAAATGATCGTAGAAAATATTGACGACCCCGCCGAACAAGCCGAGCTGTTCGATATGTATTTCAAAAGTTCCAGTAATCCCGCGTTACGTCGTAAAGAGCTGATGAACCGTTTACGCGGCATTGAAGAGTGGGCGGAGGAAAAAGGGCATATGGCGTTATTTTTAACCTTAACCGCCCCGAGCAAATACCATTCACACCACGAAAGCGGAGCGAAAAATAAAAAATATAACGGAGCAACACCAAAGACAACGCAGAGCTATTTGAATAAGGTATGGAAACGCTTCCGTGCCTTACTCAAAAAGCGTCGCATTGCCTTTTACGGTATGCGTGTCGCCGAGCCACACCACGACGGCACGCCGCACTGGCATTTGTTGCTTTATATCCAACCGAAGCATAAAGACGAAGTGATCCGCCTGTTTCGCTTGAAAGCCCTTGAGGAAGATGGGGACGAGCGAGGGGCAGACGAACACCGCTGTAAGGTGGAAGAATGCGATCCCGCGAAAGGTACGCCAACGGGCTATATTGCCAAATACATTTCAAAAAATATCAACGGCTTTGCCCTTGATGATGAATATTCAGATGAAGATCCAGAAATGCGATTAAAAGATAATGCCGCCCGTGCGAGAGCGTGGGCGAGCTGTTGGCATTTACGTCAATTCCAATTCTACGGCGATAAGTTCGTTACGTTATGGCGTGAATTACGTCGCCTTGCGAGCCAAGTAACGAAAGAAGAACGCAACCAAAAAGCCCAAGGTTACAGCAATCAGTTAAGCCTTGAGTTATCCCACTCACAAGCAAAGCCTTATCCGAAAGCGTGGCAATTTGACGATCGCACCCTTGCTCGTGCGGTAACTTGTGCCGACGTGGCGATTATGCGGCGTTTGTCGATTGCTTAACGCCAAACGGTTTTTTAAGTGAGCGGAAAGATAACCCGCTCAAAATGCACTATGAAACCAGCGAGCCGAACCATTACAACGAAACACGGAAAATAATTAAGGGGGTAAAAAATGCCTTTTCCTTAGCTGAACCGATTTTAACCCGTCTTAAAAAATGGGTGATTAAGAAAGGTGATCCAAATCGCCACACCAAACCCCACGAGCGTAGCTAGGCTAACTTAGGCGGGCTTGCCCGCCCTTGGACTTGTGTCAGTAACTGTAACCTTAAAGAACGGTCAAATTTAGAGCAAAGGATCAAAGAAGTAGTAAGACCGATAGCAAAACCACTCAATGATCGACAAATAAATTGGATATTGAAAGGTAATAGGCAAATTTTAAACCGTAAATATTCGATAGAACTTATCAATGATGAAATAAACCTCATTGAAACGAAGCAACCTGTTCAGGCTGTTACGTCTGACACGAGTGGCGTTTTACAAAAAATTTGGGATATATTTTCTTGATATTAATCAAATTCAACTAATAGGAAATAATTATGAATAAATCTAATACAAAGAAGCAAGATAAATACCTATGGGCAACACCCTGGTGGGTGTTTTGGTTTGCCGAAGCCTACTTCGGGATCAAGTTTGATCTTGATGTGTGTGCAATGGCACATAACAAGAAAGTGAAAAAATACATCAGCCCTGAACAAAACACCCTACTTACAGACTGGAACGGGTGTTTTTGTTGGTGCAATCCGCCTTATTCCAATCCCTTGCCGTTTGTTGAGCGTGCTATTGAGCAAAGCCAACAACATAATAAAGTGGTGGTGATGTTACTCAATGCGGACAATTCAACAAAATGGTTTGAACGTTGCGTCAAGTATGCAAGTTGGGTGGTATTTATCACACGCGGAAGAATCCCATTTATTCACAATGGCACAGGAAAAGAAACCAAAGGCAACAGCAAAGGGCAAATGTTGGTGCTATTTACCCCAAACACCAATCGTCTTGCACCAAGAACTACTACTTATGTTCCAATGCAAGAAATCCGTGAAATTGGGAATCAATGGGCGACTGAACAGGGGTATCGCCAATGAGTTATCAAGATTTTTATCAATGTGCCGATCGCCCAATTACACAACACAGCGAATTTGAAAGCTACTTGAAAGAATTATTGTTCAAGAAATCCGAAAGAGAAGATTTTTACCGCCGATTATTGGCAAAAAATCACGATGTTTCTTGCGATACCTTTAAGGATTATTTTGAACAATATGCCGCCGAGCGAAAAAGCAATAAACAAGATTACACACCCAATGCTGTTGCGGAATTATTGAGCATTCTCACTAATGGAGAAATGTCAGAACCTAACGGCTACACTGCTTATGATCCCACTGCTGGCACAGGCTCTTTAATTATTAAAAAATGGTATTCCGATATGATGCAAGAAACGATTTTCAGCTATGCCCCGCATCGTTATTTTTATCTGTGCGAAGAGCTTGCGGACAATGCTATCCCCTATCTTTTACATAATCTTGCCTTGCGGGGAATGAATGCCATCGTGATTCACGGTAACACGTTAGAACGTGAGGCAAAGCAAATATATTTTATACAAAACAGCAAAGATGACTGTATGTGCTTTTCAGATATTAACGTAATGCCGCACTCTGAAGATATTGCCAAGGAATTTAATATTCAAAATTGGCTTGAACCTGAAATTAAGCACATTGAAAGTGGTCTTGTTATTGGCAAACACACTTTACCAATGCAACGCCAACCACTGATTATTAATACAGAATATAAAGAACAACCGCAAAAGGAAATCAAACCTCACGAAGGGGCAAAATTGGAAGATGTCGCCACGATAGAACGCGTAAAAAAAAAAACAAAATTTACCGCAAGGGGACAATAATTGTTCAGCTATCAGCGACCAAGGGGCAAGTGGGTTTGCTCGAATCCGATGGTAAAGTTGGTACACAATACGCCGCAATAGATAGCCAGTTTTTTGATGATGACTATTTATTTTTGAAACTACAAAGAGATTTGCCCCGCTGGGTGCATCGTGCGCAAGAGGGGCGCTGAATATTAAATTAGAAGATTTAGCGGCAATGCCGTTATAGGAGGAATAATGAAAGAACGTTTCACGAAACTATTAAATAAATTATTAAATCTATTCGCTGCTATGCTTGCTCTCTCTTTATTAATTTTATTTCATATAATCATTTTTTGCCAAATTCCTGTAGATTTATTAATGGGGAATAAATCAGATTTCTTGAAATGGTTTATTGCTTATAAATATTGGTGGCACTTGTTATTAAATGAATTTGGCTTAATCAGTGGAGATAAATTTCAAGAAACGCAATTAGCTTTTAATAATTTATTTAAAGATTAATCAATCATAATAAATGCGAGTGGAAATATGCTCAAGAAATTAAAATATTTTTTATTCGGACTATGGTATCCCGTTTCTTATGAAAATTATCGGGATATTAGTTACAGCAAGATAGGATCAGAAAGCCATAGAATTTATTGGATTAATTTAAAAACGGGTAAACACAAAACAACCTACTATTTTAATAAAGGGTTTATGTCAGATTATCGTTTTAATATTATGCAAAATATTTATAAAAAGAATTATATTATTAGGGAAAAGAAATAATGTATAAGATTAAAAATATCATTAAATTTATAGTGACTATATTAAAATTTATTTTTGGTGTGTTACTTTTATTATGTACTATTTATCTAGCTATGAAATATGAAAATAGTTTACAAGTAATTCCTATCAGAGAATGCAGCCCTTTCTCTTTTTGTGATTATAGAAAATAAAATCAGTACGACGCTCATAAAAAAGCAAAACCGCTTAGACAATTTTTATGATCTATATCTCATTTCTATAAAAAATAACCCTAATGACCCTAGAAATTCTTGCAAAACCCCTCACTTAGGGTTATAATAACCCCATAAAATAACAAAGAGGGAGAAACGTGAACAGTGCAAATTTGATAAAACAGGTTGAAAAGGATGGTTGGGTGCTTGTATCAGTGAAAGGAAGCCATCACCAATTTAAGCATCCCACGAAGAAAGGACGCGTTACCATCCCACACCCGAAAAAAGATTTACACATAAAAACAGTAAATTCAATCTTAAAACAAGCGGGGCTAAAATAGCCCCCTTTCAGAACAATATTAAATAACGGAGTAAATATGCTATATCCAATCGGAATTGAAATGGGCGATGAAAAACACGCTTACGGCGTTGTTGTGCCTGATGTACCAGGTTGCTTCTCTGCGGGTGATACGTTAGAAGAAGCCTTTACTAACGCAAAAGAAGCCATTGCATTTCATATTGAGGGAATGCTTGAAGATGGCGAAGAAATTCCTTTGCCAACCGATTTACAAAGACATATGCAAAATAAAGAGTATGAGGGATTTACCTTTACTGTGGTTGATGTTGATCTTACCCACTTGATGGGGAAAGCTGAAAAAATTAATGTTACTCTACCAAAAATTTTAATCAACAAGATTGATAACTACGTTTCAACTCATCCACAATACAAAAGCCGTAGCGGTTTCCTCGCTCAAATCGCTACAGATAAATTATTATCCGCATAAAAACAAAACCGCTTAAGCGGTTTTATTTTTGTAAGTGCGGTAGATTTCACAAAGGGCTTTTATTCCTTGCGGGCGTGAATTGCCAAGTTCGGCAAGAATTTCATCAAATTCATTGGCTAGGTCTGTTGGCATTTGTAGCATAATTCGGCGAACTTTCCCTTCTTCAAGGGCTTTTTTGGTGTGGGCGGCTGCGGTTTTGGCTCTTAATTTTTTGCTGTGTTCTGTCATTGCGTTTGCCATAAGTCTTCCTCTATTACATCAAAACTTGATTTTTATCTGAATCTTCATTAAGATTGGAGTCATCGGAAGGTTGCCCCCTCCCGATGGATTATCTTAGAACGCTGGCATAGCCACCATTAGCAAGATAATTAGGATAATCACTTTACTAGCATAATATCCTAAACTCCATTTTAGCCCCACTCTGAACAGCGTGGGGTTTGCTGTATCTAGCCCTTGCTAGATGTTTTGTATTATATTATATAAAATAATAAACGCAAGTATTTTTTTATTTTTTTCTCAATAAAAAAGCCGCTTTCGCGACTTTATTATCATTCTAATTCTTGCTTCAGTTTTTCCTTATCTTCTTCCGACAACTGCCCGATTAGTAATTTTAGTAATCTCTCTTTCGTTAATAGGCTTGTTTTAGTTGTATGACTAAATTCTTGGTTAATCACAAATTTATGCCCGCACTTGGAATTACGGCAAGAACAGTATAATTTACTAAAATTACTGTGTATTCGATCAGTTCTTGTGATCATTGCTTTTGAGTTACATACATTGCAATAAATATCTGCTGTCCTTGCCATTTTTAACAACCCCTATTTACCTACACAATGGTAGTAATATATCAAATTACTGTTAATTTATACATATAAAAAATAAAAATTTATTCCACTTTTTTTGTGTCTAAAAACTTGACTTTTAACACATTTCCAATCTCGGGATCGCTATTAATCGCTTGGCTAATAATGGACTGCATTGGCAACACTTCATCTTGTCGATAAGTATCACGTAATTTGATTGGGTCGCCCAATCCGCCTGCATTACTTGGGATAATTCCCCCTAAGCCGGGTGGGAATCGGTGAGCGGTTAAAATATCCTGGGCGGATATGTTTTTGATGTTGGCAAATTCATCTTTCGTGCCAGTATCGCCAATTGGAATAATTTTCACACCATCGGGCGAACCATTGGGAATATTGATAAACATACTTTTAAAATTCCCCACCCCGCGGCTTTGCTCAATTTTTTTCGCGAGTTCTTCTTCCATTTCCTCGTTGAGATCGGGATCGGTCGCGTACAAAATAAAGCCCATATGTGCCCCATTGCTAAAATAACGGCGGCGGAATATGGTTGCATCTGAATTGAGCAAAGCGGATTGAATCCCGCCCACATAATCGGGTGAGCCGTAAACTTGCTGCATTGGATCATAGAGCTTAATAAAAATGATGTCTTTCGCGTCAAATTGATACACCTCGTTATCTTCATTCAGCAAGGATTTACGCAGCAAATAGGTATAGCCGCCATCTTTACGCACTCGCAAATAAAGAGAAGATAACACGTGCAACCGTACCACTTGCCCAAAGCCATTGCGGATTTTGAGCAAGCCCACGTCGCCAAACTGAATGAGATTTAAACATAACGCCCGCATATCCATTTTTGACAATGCCCCGCCCGCATAATCACTACTGATCATATTGGCACGGCTATTTAAAATGCCGCAATGTTGGGCGTTTTGGTGCGGCAATTTTGCCAACACTTGGCGATTAATCGGTGGAAGATAGCAGTTGTAAGTGTTATCAAAGCCCAAGCCCATATAATCCAACGCGGGGGAACCCGTTAGGCTGTTTTTGTCCAATTCATTCCAGCTAAAGGCTTTCACTTGTGCGCTTTTTTGTTTTTTAAGTGCGGTCTTTTTTTTCGTCATTTTTACATTCTCCAAACGCTGCGGCGTTTTTTGTTTTCATTAAGAGGTTTGTGATCAACAGCATTACAAATCGCCCAAAACACATCAGCGTGCTGGTTTTGGCTAGTGCGGTCAGCGATATAAGTCATTTGCCCACCGCTTCGGGTGGTGGTCTGTTTAATCATTAAGAAACTAGCTGGAATATCCGTTTCTTGCTCCGACCATTCGATCAAGCCGTTTTCAACTAAATCATAGACTTTCAGCACCATTGAGGCTTTCACATCAGGGCTATAATTAATGGCAGTGGTTGCACGTGGGGCGAAATCTTTCACCATTTCATACACCCCCACACCTACGCCCGTGGCATCAATGCCGATATGGGTAAAATGGTATTTTTCAGCCAGTTCTTTAATTTGTTCTGATTGATACTTATAGCTAAGCCCGTGCCACTGGTGGCGTTCCAATACACGGAATTTTTCTTTTGGCAAAATGGGCGGAGCAATGACAACAAAACTCGCTCCGTCCACACTGTGAGCGGGATCATACCCGCCCCATACTTCACGCCCTCCGATCGGGTTCGGATCGTTAAAATTAACGTCTTTCCATTTGTGCGTTTCTACCGCACATTTGAGCAATTTAGAAATAGTGAAAATGGAATCGGCATCATCAACCCACTTACACATAAAAAGCTGTTCAAACGCAGCACGGCTATATTTTTGGCGTAGTGCGTCAATATCAAATAGCACGCCTGCCCCGCCCGCAATGGCATCTTCAATAGTGATGACATAACGCCATTGCCCATCAGGGCAAACGCAGCCGCCTTTTCGCATTGCTTCAAAAGTGGGGAAAACAACTTCTTTACGTTCAGCCGATCCTTGTTTCCAAAGCTCACCACTCCAGAACTTATAAGCTCCGTGAAATTTTGAAGAAGGGGTAGTAAAATAGGTTTCACGCCATTTTTTGTGCGTTGCCATTGCCGAAGATACGGTATTAAATTCTTCAAAATTGCGTAACCACGCGTATTCATCGCCGTAAACGTGTCCGTGATAACCTTGTGCCATGGATTTATTGGTGGATAAAAAATGGAGTTCCGCCCCATTGCTTAAAATAATCGGATTGCCTTTAAGTTCTACCTCAAAATATTCTTTCGCCATTTTGATGATGTAGGTTTTGAAGATTTCCGCTTGGCGTTTGGAGGCTGATAAAAAGAGTTGGTTATCCCCTGTTAAAATGGCATCTTCCAAGGCTTCAAAAGCAAAATAGTAGGTCATACCCACTTGGCGAGATTTTAGAATATTGCGGACTTTGTGATGCTTGTTGTCGCGACAAGTGAGCTGATAACTAAAAAGCGTATCAAGAAACGGCTTAAACATTTCGGGCGTAATGTGCGAAACGTCATTTTTCGCTTTTTTCGGCTTTTTCTTGCGATCTTCTGTTTCGGAAAAATGGGCTTCAGATAACACCGCACTTTGATTTTCCGAAATCGGCTTTTGTTTTTGTGTTGCCCGTTGCTTTTTATATTGCAGATTCTTATCAATCAAGGCTTCTAATTCCTTGATTTCTTGATCTGTTTTGCCCTCTCTTTCCGTGAGCGTGATAATCTGCAAGGCAATCAATTCTTCTATGCCTTGTTCGTTGATTAAATTTCGCCAATTGTACTTCTCCGCCCAATAATAAATCGGGCGGGCAGAATTTAGCCCCAGTTCTTGAGCGATTTCGGAGGGTGTCCATTTTTTCAAATATAAATGTCTTGCCCCGTAAATCACTTCATCAGAATAACGTTGGGATTTTCGCTTGCGTAATGTTTTGATCGTATCCATACCGCTATTTTTCGCCATTTCAACGGAAAAAATAGCAGAGAAATTAGGATATGTTCGGATATGGCTCGTTTTTGCGGTATATCCGAACATATCCGAATTTTACACAGTGATTTTTTGCCAAAGATGGGAAAGAATGCCCGAAGTAATGATTGAAACCTTGCAACCAAAAGGCAGAAAAAATGAAGAACGAAAGCAAAATCAAAACAGGGTTTATTTGTGTGGCGACATCGGGTTATTCCGTGGACGGTCGTCAGATTACTGCCGCCGAATTGCACGAAATGGCAGAAAGCTATGATCCTGAATTGTACACTGCGAATTTATGGCTAGAACATCGCCGCTTTATGAGTTTCGGGCAAGTGCTAGAACTCAAAGCTGAAGATCAACCTAACGGCGAAACCAAACTTTATGCCGTAATCGCCCCAAATCAACATCTTGTTAGTCTCAATGCTGAAGGGCAAGGCTTATTTTCTAGCGTTGAAATTATGCCGAATTTCCGAAATACGGGAAAAGCCTATTTATTCGGTTTAGGGGTAACGAATTACCCAGCTTCCGCAGGAACAACAAAACTTGATTTTTTCAATGTAAATCAAAATGGTAGCGAATTTGGCGAATTTGTAAGAATTGATTTTGCTATTCCCACAGAAAACGAAGAAGAAAAAATTAAGCGCGGGTTTCTTGGGGCGTTAAAGGAATTTTTTGTAAAACCAGCTCAAACCAATGAGCAAACTCAATCCGATAATAACAATAACAAAGAGGAAAACCTTATGACCGATGAACAACTTGCCAAATTTGGTGCTGTGATCGCTACCGTTGTGGCTTCCGCTTTTAGTGCCAAGCAAGAGCCTGAAAAGCCCGCTGAGCCAAAGGCAGAGCAACCAAAAGAAGCCCCTGCTGCGGAAAATCAAGGCGTAACCAAAGAAGAATTTAACCAGCTTTTAAGTGCTTACCAAGAACTAGAGCAAAAATTCAACACATTAGCACAAGAAGCTACGCCAATCCCTCACGGTGTGCCAGTACAAGGCAAAGAAAACGTGTATTCCGTGAATGGCTATAACATTGATTTAAGCAAAGGATTTTAATAATGAATCGTCAAGCATATTACTCCCTAGCGGCGGCATTATCCGCACATTTTAATGTGCCAATGGACGCAGTGTTACGTGGTGAGAGTTTTTCACTCAAAGCCCCAGAAGCAGCGTTATTGGGTTCAAATATTCAGCAACGTTCTGACTTTTTGAAACAGATCAATATGGTGCAAGTAGCTACTTTAAAAGGTAACAAACTCTTCGGTGCCACTGAAAAAGGGGTAACAGGACGAAAAACAAACGGACGTAACCTTGCCTCATTGGATCACACTCAAAACGGCTTTGAATTAGCAGAAACCGATAGCGGTATTCTCATTCCTTGGGCGTTATTTGATTCTTTTGCATTGTTCAAAGATCGCCTTGTTGAGCTTTATAGCGAATATTTCCAAAATCAAGTGGCATTAGATATTTTGCAAATTGGTTGGAATGGTCAAAGTGTGGCAGCAAATACCACAAAATCAGATTTATCTGATGTAAATAAAGGTTGGTTAAAGCTGCTTGCGGAACAAAAAGCCGCTAACTTTATGACAGAAGCAGAGGCTTCAAGTGGAAAAATCACGATTTTTGGCGAAGGTTCCTATTACGCTAACCTTGATGAATTAGCCTTCGATTTACGCCAAGGCTTAGACTATCGCCACCAAAACCGAAACGACTTAGTGTTCTTGGTGGGGGCGGATTTAGTCAGCAAAGAAACCAAACTCATCCAGAAACAACACGGCTTAACCCCAACAGAAAAAGCCGTTTTATGCTCGCATAATTTAATGGGTAGCTTTGGCGGTATGAATGCCATCACTCCGCCTAACTTCCCTGCTCGTGGTGCGGTGGTAACGGCATTAAGTAATTTGAGTGTGTACACCGAAGCGGAAAGCGTACGCCGTGCATTGCGTAGTGATGAAGATCGTAAAGGGGTGATTACCTCTTACTATCGCCAAGAAGGCTATGTGGTTGAGGATTTAGGCTTAATGACCGCAATCGATCACACTAAAGTCAAATTTGCAGGTGAAAGCTAAGGGGTAAAAAATGGGAATGCGTGAATTTCAAAAGCGAATGGAAAAACTGACCGCACTTGAAAACCAAGAGGCGGTAAAAATGGCTGATGTGGTTTCTCACAGTCAGCAAGAGGTGATTGATATTGCCTTAAAAAATGACGTTGAGAAAATTCGCTCACTCCCTAACCTTGCAGACCGTGCAGAATACAAACGCAATCACTTTTTGCCAAAGTGGTTGCCGTTAGTCGATGACTATTTTGCCAAAGGAGAAATTTATCAAAATGATGTTATTGCCTATTGCATTATCTATTCTTTTGATGTTGGCGATTTGGGCGGTGCTACACGATTGGCGAGAATGGCTATTGCCCAAAACCAAGCAATGCCAGCCTATTTTCGCAGTACCTTGCCGACCTTTGTGGCTAACCAAGTGTTGGCGTGGGCTGAAAGAATGGCTCACCAAGGTCAAAGTGTGGAGCCTTATTTTTCTGACACATTTGAAGCGGTGGCGACAGCGTGGAAACTCCACGAAATCGTAACGGCGAAATGGTACAAATTCGCCGCAACGCTCTTTTTACGCAACGCACAAGGCGAAGTTCACGCAGCTAGCGTTGCAGACATTGAAAGCCTTGAAATGGCGTTATTTTTGGCACAAAAAGCCAATGAATACAACCATAAAGCGGGCGTAAATTCAATGATTGACCGCATTATTATGCGACTAAAAAAACTCCACCAAAATGCGGATCTTAACTTGGATATTCGCCATCTTACTGTAGAAGACGCAATAGAAAAGTTACGATCCCCACTTCTTTAGTAACTCACCCCCTAGCCGACAAGGAGCAAGCCGATGTTTAACGGGGTGGCGATTGAATACGATGATAGCGTAATCAGTTCTAACGGCTTTTGGGGCGATATTGAAGTGAGCGAATTTCAAAAACAACGTGCGATCCCCGTTCAAGTGCCAATCGAAATGATAAAGGCTTCACTGATTCAGGCAATGCAAGAAGTTGAATTGGAGCTTGAGGAAGTGGCACAGCATTATCAATCCAAGGGCATTTTGCACGTTCGCGAGATTACCACCGTACAAATTGGCGGGGAAAACTTCGCTCAAACGCAATATAAAAAAGCGGTATTCGCCCGTGCCAAAGCGGATTTATTACCCGAGTTCCTCACGCTATCCGCAAGGGAAATCCACGAGGGGCGGGAGCTGGTACAAGCACAAAAAAGCCTGTTGGCTGAATCCTCTTTCGCAATTCGTCGCTTGAAAGGGAAAAAACGGGGGAAGGTATGGCTACTTTAATGCTGTATCAGCAATTAACGGAATTTTTAAAAAAGCAACTGCCCGAAAGTTATCGGAAGAACCTTTATTCTTGGATTGAAAAAGGGTCATTGATTAATCAAGGTGGCGATATTACCCCAACAGGAATTGAGGTTGCTCATATTCGCTATTCAGCTACGTTGCTTTTTAATGAGTTTCCTTATCGTAAATTATCCGCCGCGTTGGTTATGGCTCAAATTCAAACGTGGCTTAATGAACACGATGAATTACGTTGCCAATTAGATTTTGCGGATTGTGATTTTAGCTTAGATATTTATGACGATGACACGGCAGATTTAACCTTTGATATTGAATTTCAAGAGCCAATTACCGCCGTTATTGATCCAAAAGGCACGTTAGAAATTGACGGTCAGCGGTACAAACTTGATGACATTGAAATTATTACCGCAGAAAAAATAGAGCTAATTATTAATGAATGACATTATTTTGAAATTATCAAAAGAAAGTTTAAAACGCTTCCGCCGTGATATGCGGTTACTAACTCTTTCCCCCGATAAGAAGAAACAAGTTATTCAGCGTACAGCTTGGCGAATTAAAGATAACGCGAAAAAAGCCGTTAATCAACAGCGAAGCCCTGATGGTAAACCGTGGGAAAAGCGAAAAGTTGGCAAAGGGAAAATGCTTAAACGCCGTGCAAAATTTTTGAATACAAAAATACAAGGCAATAACACGGGCGTATTAGGCTATAAAAATAAAAAAAGTTCGGAGTTATCCGCAGAACATCAATACGGCTTAGAAGTTGAGTTAGCGAAAAATCAAAAATTGACGTTAGGCGACAAAATTCAACTTATCAAAAATAAAAATAATCCTTGCTCTGATAGCCAAGCTAAAAAATTAAAAGATTTAGGCTACCAAATTAGGCTTAAAGGTGGGCGAAGAAAAAATGCCAGTTTACGGGAAATCAAAGCACGCTTAACAATGGGGCAAGCTGGGCTAATTATCCGCCTAATGAGTAAAGCATTAAATCAAAATAAGCAAAATGCGGTAAATGGAAAAATAAAACTACCTGCACGCCCATTTTTAGATGAAAACACGCAGCACAATGCTGAAATAATGGCTGCCGAATTAGCTAAAGTTTTGACACTAAAATAACAACAATAACAAGAGGTCAATCACTATGTACCCTTATGTACGAATTAACGCCCTTAATCAATTAAGTGGCCCGACAAAAGAAGTTGAACGCCACGCCCTATTTGTTGGCGTGGGTGAAACCAATAAAGAGAAATTGATTGCGATCACCCCTGACAGTGATTTAGACAAGGTTTTTGGCACAACTGAAACCGAGTTAAAAAAACAGGTGCATACCGCGATGGTCAATGCCAATTCGGATTGATACGCCCACGTGTATATTGCTGATGAAAGCGGTTATGACTTTGTCGAGTGCGTGAAAGCGGCTCAAAGTGTGGCAAGTTTTGAATTTTGCGTCAATACCTACACCACGGGCATTGATAAAAGCAAAATCAACGCGTTGCAAACCTTATATAAAGAATTGCTTAATTCCCTTTCTCGTCGCACCTTTTTTATTCAGTCAATCGGCGGAATTAACGCTGATCCAAGCGAGGGAGAAACGTGGGACGAATATGTTGCAAAACTCGTTACCCTACAACAAGAGATCGTAGCCGAACACGTTATGCTTGTGCCTAATTTAATGGGCAATGATGTTGGTGCGTTGGCTGGACGTTTAGCCAATTCTGCCGTTTCCGTCGCGGATAGCCCCGCTCGCGTTAAAACAGGGGCGTTGGTGAATATTGGTGATAACAAACCGAAAGACAAAGACGGCAATGAAATCACCATTGCACACCTAAAAAGCCTTGAGCAAGCCCGCTATTCCACGTTTATGTGGTATCCCGACTATGATGGCTACTATTGGTCTGATGGGCGAACCCTTGATGTAGAAGGTGGTGATTATCAAGCGATCGAAAATGTGCGGGTAATTGATAAAGCGGCTCGTAAAGTGCGATTACTTGCCATTGCGAAAATTGCCGATCGTTCATTTAACTCAACCTCATCAAGTACTGAGTTTCACCAAACTTATTTCGCAACCCCTTTACGCGAAATGAGTAAATCCACCCAAATTGCAGGGATCACCTTCCCTAGAGAATGTATGCCACCGAAAGAAGGCGATATCGTGATTAACTGGATGAATAAAAACGAAGTCAAGATTTATATGAAAGTGCGAACTTATGATTGCCCGAAAGGCATCGAAGTCAATATTTTCTTAGATTTAACCACCTTAGGAGATTAAGGCAATGAGTGCAAGAATTTCAGGAATGAACTTTGATATTTATATGTTAGGTCAGCCGATCCACGTGGAGGCGGTGAGCTTATCCATTTCCGACAACAGTGCAGCGGCGACAAGCCGCGGTGTGCCAGATGGTTTTGTTGATGGTGATGTATCCGCCGAAGGTGAGCTTGAAGTAGATACAAAAAACTTCGGCAAAATCAAAATGGTTGCGGCTGCCGTAGGCAGTTATCGGGATTTACCCGAAACTGATCTTGTGTTTTTTGCCAAACGAGGCAGCGAACGCCAAAAAGTGGAAGCCTTCGGCTGTAAATTACTGATTACCGATCTGTTAGATATTGATCCTAAAGGTGGTAGTAAATCCACCCGTAAAATCAAATATTTTGTAACTAGCCCCGATTTTGTTCGCATTGATGGCGTGCCGTATCTCTCTAGCTACGACACCCGCGATTTAATCGGCTAACCCTATTTGGCGACCGTTTGGCATTAACATAACAATAATAATAAACACAAGAGAAACGAGTTCGCCAATCTTTTTGAGGTGTACCAATGTTTAACGACATTATCAATTTTTTCAAAACCAATACTGCTCCGATTTCAGGATCGGTTGCCGTGGCTTTTGGCAGCTTATCGCCAAATGAAGCCGCAGCGATTGCCAGTATTGTTTTTGGTTTTTGCACTATCGCAATGAATTTTTATTTTAAACATCGTGAGCTGAAACTACGTAAACAAGAAATCGAAAGGAAATATCGCAATGAAAATGAGCCAAAAAACAAACCATAAAGGATTATTAATGTGTGCGGTTTTCGCTGTGCTTGCCCTTGTTGGAGCGAAATATAGCCAAGATTTACGCACCAGCCCGCAAGGTTTGCAACTGATTGCCAACGCAGAAGGCTGTGTACGCAATCCTTATCAATGCCCAAGTGATGTGCTAACGGTAGGTATCGGCACAACGGACAACGTAGAAAAAATTAAGCCGAATAAAATTTATTCCCCTGATGAGATCGCCCGCTTGTATGCCAAAGGGATTAAACAAGCAGAACAATGCGTAAACCAACACGCCAACGGGCAAGCAATGCCACAAGGGGCATTTGATGCCTTGGTAAGCATTACTTACAACGTAGGCTGCGGAAAAATGCAAAAAAGTACCCTGTTTAAACTCGCCAAACAAGGTTACAGCCCCGCAATGTGCGATCAGTTTTCCCGCTGGGTTTATAGCAATGGGAAACCACTCAAAGGGCTTGTGGAACGCAGAAAACAGGAGCGTGATTTATGTTTGGGCGTTTAAGTTTCGCAGATATTGGCTTGTTTGTTGTGATGTTATTTGGCGTGTTACTGACGGCATTTTTAAGCAGCCAAAACAGCCGCTTAAAACAAGAAAATAGTGTGCTTAGCCAACAAGTTAGCCAATTTGAAAAACAAGCCATTGCTACAAATCAACGCTTGTTAAAACTGCAAGAAATGGCTGAACTTGCCACAAAAAAAGCAGAAAAAAACACCGCACTTTATCAACAACAAAAAAACGCATTAAAGGTGGCAAATGAAAAACATAAAAACTGGGCTAATCAGCCTGTGCCTGATGATGTTATTCGGGTGTTCAACACAATCCATTAACACGGCTCAAGCGATTATTTGCCCGATTGTAGCAAGTTGCGATCGCCCGACGTTTTCAATTAGAACCAATGGCGATTTAGTCAATGCCTTAATAGATTATCAGCACAATTTGAGCCAATGCCAATTAGCTAACCGTACATTAAAGCAGTGTATTAGCGACTACAACCAATTTTTACAACAACAATAAGAAACCAAAAGGAAAAACACAATGAAAAATGAAGCAACCCAATTACTTGAAAAATTCGGCATTAAAAATACGCTTACCGTTGAAATTAACGGCATTGAATTAACTTTTAATCGTGATGATGCCGCGTTTGACGCGTTTACGAACGAAGTCGAAAAAGACAACCGTATCACGCCGATCAAAGATTATCTGCTTGCGACAATCAGCAAGGAACACAAAGAAACCTTGTTGCAAATTATTCATTTGCCGGGTGTGGCGTTGGCGTTAAATGAAAAAGTGGGTCAAGCCTTTATCGCTGACATTGAAGTTAAAGTAAAAAACTAATTGAGAGGGTGGAACGGTTGGAGCAAAACGGCTACGCACAAGCGATCGCCTTGCGTATGCACTATTTACCGCACGCCGATAACCACCCTCAAAATTTAGCCCGTGCCTTATGGCTAGACAAAAGGCACTGGGAGAATATGGCGAACACCGTCGCAAATGGGATAAGCAAATGTTTTTAGGGTAAAAGATGGCAATTAAAGGCTTGGATTATGTAATCCATTTAACCGACAAAATGACTGGTCCACTCAAAGGCGTAAGCAAAGGCGTTGATAATTTTGTTAGCAAAACAAAATCCGCAATGAGCAATATTGCAATGGGTGGGGCGGGGCTTTTTGCGGTGGGTAAAAGTATGCAAGCCGCCTTAATGCCCGCAATCGAGATGGATAGGGCTTTAGGTGAGGTGGCTTCTCTTGGTGTGGCTGATAGTGCGATTGAGAAACTTCGCAATACAGCCACCGAATTTGCCGTGGAGTATGGCAAAGATTCCGTTGAAGTGGTGAAATCTGCCTATGGCATTAAACAAGCCTTCGGAGAACTTTCCGATCTTGAATTAAGCGGTTTAACCAAAACCACAAATGTAATGGCAGCAGCAATCAAAACCGACGCGAATAGTGCCAAAGATTACCTTTCCCGCCTTTACAGCATTTACAAAAACGAAGCAGACAGTGTGGGCAAAGTGCAATGGGCCGAAAAAGTCGCCTCACAAACAGCGATCGCTACAACCCTATTTAAATCCAGTGTTACTGATATTGAAGCGGGTTTTAAAACCGTTTCAGGCACAGCCCAAAAAATGGGCGTTTCTCTTGGTGAACAAATGGCGGTGATCGGTCAGTTAGGCGATAAAGTGGATACCACAAAAGCAGGAAAACAATTTGAAAGTTTCTTACTAGGGCTTGATTCCGCCGAGAAGAAACTTGGAATGAGCTTTCACGACAACAACGGCAAACTACTTAGCACCGACAAAATTTTACGCAAATTAAAAGCCAAGTTTGGCGATGTAACCAAACATCGGGACATTTTGAAAAAAGCCTTTGGCGGTGATGGAGCTTACAAGTTTATTGCCAATATGATCGACGAAAGCGATCGACTTGGATCAAACATTGACAAACTCGCCAACGTGAAGGGAATGGACGCAGTGAGTGCTCAAGCTCATAAGATGACGGACGTATGGGAACAGCTAGAAGCCTTAACCAAGGGGATCGCGATTTCTCTTGGTTCATCACTTCAGCCCGTACTCTACCCTATCTTAAGTAAAATTGTTGGAATTGGTAAAGGCTTTTTAGAATGGCTTAATACTTATCGCAATATTGCCCGTTGGATTGGTTATTTATTCAGTGCCTTAATAGGGTTTGCCGCGGTTGGACCTGTGATTATGACCTTAAAAGGTATTTTCGGGCTTTGGTGGGGATCAATGAAAGGGGCTTGGGCAATCATTACAAAACTCGCACAAGCGACAAAACTCAATATTGTGCTTAATAAACTTTGGGCGGCGACAATGTGGGTAATTAACACTGTAATGAAAGTGATCTCCATTGGTGCACGCTTAATGTGGGCGGCGGTAACGGGCCCTATTGGTTTGGTGATTGCGGCGATTGCCTTAATTGGTTATGCCATCTATGCCAACTGGGACAAAATCAAAGCCGCTTGTTTAGCAGGCTGGGAATGGCTCACGGCACAATGGAACGCCTTTACGCAGTGGCTTTCTGAACTTTGGGGAAGTTTCAGCGGTGTGCTAGCGGAATTGTGGGATGGTATTTCTGCCGTATTTACGGATTTATGGGCGGGTATTCAAAACGGTTGGGATCAAGTGGTGGCGTTTTTCTCCAACATCAGCCCGTTAGAGAGTTTTAAAAAATTAGGCAAAGGGCTAATTGATATTTTTACGAACGCGTATAACAGCCTAAAAAATAGCCTCATCGAAATGGTGAATTGGCTGATTGAGAAGCTGAATAAATTGCCGGGCGTGAATATTGATTTAATCCCAACTGTTAGCACGGAAAGCACAAATAGCCCGCTAACAGGTGCAGAAAAAATGGCGAGCTTAAGCCATTCACTGAACGCGGCAAACCTTGCCGCAAATGCAGGCAATACCGCGGTCTTGCCGTCACTTCCTGACGCGGTGAAACCGAAAACCGAATTTAAGCAAGGCTTTTTGGCAAACAAAAACATTTCAAATCAAACCTCGCACACCGTGAATTACGGTGGAGTAAATGTGTATGCCAATGATCCAAAGGCATTTGAAAAACAAATGCAGGATAGAACCGCACTTGGAGCTGCTTAATATGGATAAGCTGTATTTTGACTTATTGATCAAAAACGAAGATTTAACCTTAGATAGCGGCGGCTTGCCGATATTATGCTACAACCAGCAATCTATCGCCCAAGATATTAAGCACGCGATTTTGGAAAGTGGCTTGGCGACGCAATTAATCGCGGAACGGAGCAAAATTTTACGCCGCGATATTATTTTGCAAATGATTTTTTTAGCTGAAGATGATGAACGGCTTATCCCTGGAACTATCACGATTAAGGAAGAAAGCCCGAACCGCTTATTTTTAACCGCAGAAACCTATGATTTTGGTTCGATCAATTTAGGAATTAACGTCAATGAGTAATGAATTTAAACAAATCCTTGTTGATTCAGGATTACCCACAGAAGAAAGCGAAATTCGCCAAGAATTTGAACGGCTCACACAGCAAGAGGGGCTAATCACTAACACTAGCCGAATGTCGCCTTTTTGGCGTTTAATCTCCGCAGTTGCTATTCAGCCTGTGAAATGGCTTACTCATCATTTAATCAGTGAAATTTTGCCGAATTTATTTGTAAAAACCGCAAAGGGAAAATGGTTACAGATTCAGGCTTGGGCGGTGGGATTGGATTTTAAAGAAGCAACCAAAGCCGAGGGGGAAATCACCTTTTACAAACAAAGCGATCTCACGCCGATCATTATTCCACAAGGCACAATCGTACAAACCGAGCGAATTAATGGGGTGATTTTTAGAGTTATCACCACGGCGGCAACGGAGATCCCCAAAGGCTCAATCAGCGGAAAAGTTCCCGTTATTGCGGAAGCTGCAGGCAGCGATTATAACCTTGCGTCAGGCTACTATCGCATTTTACCCGAACCCATTAACGGCATTGAAAGCGTACTCAATGAAGCCGAATGGTTGCTTACACCGGGATCAGATAAAGAAACCGACGAAGAGTTACGCCAACGCTATCGCACGCAGTTTTCTAGTGTGGGACAACATCATATTGATAGCGTTTATCGCGGAATGATAGCCAAAATTGCTGGGTTATCTGTGGATCGTATTTACTTTAAACACGACGCACCAAGAGGACCGGGAACAGCGAACGCCTATCTTTTATTAGATACGGGGGTAACCAGTCAGCCTTTTGTCGATCGCGTTAATCACTATGTTCGTGATGAGGGATATCACGGACACGGGGACGATTTACTTTGCTTTGCAATGCCTGAAACGCAACATCGTTTAACCTGTAAACTTTATTTTGCTCCTAGCCAAAATGTGAGCGAATTAAAACAAACTGAAATTAAAACCCAAGTAGAAAATATGATCCGCTGTGCATTCCGCGAAAATAATAATTATGCGGTAACTAAAACCTATCCGCACAGCCGCTTTTCTTGGTCGCGGTTAGGTGAAGAAATTCACGAAGCTCAACCGTTGATTTCCTCAATTATTTGGGGACAACAGGATATTTTGAGCGATCTCGCTATTCCACGCATTCAATCTTTAACGGTGAGTATAGAACAATGATAAAAATAACCTTGCCTTTTTGGTTGGATAAAGGCGAATTAAATAAAATCGCCCGACTTTTTGAAAAATGGTGGGCTTATAGTTTAAGGATGTTATCCACGCCATTTTCAATCTTTGACGAAGAAAAATGCAGTGAAACTATTTTAAATTTCATTGCGTATTCTCGTGATATTGAACGTTTCAAGGGTGAACCCTTAGCCCTTTATCGTAAGCGGGTCAAATATGCCTTTTTAAATGCCAAAGACGCAGGCAGCAAAATGGGATTTATCCGTATTTTTGACCGTTTAGGAATTGGATACGTTGAAATTGAAGAGCGTTTTGATTTAGAAAATTGGGATGTCATTAAAATTAAACTTAATGACTCACAACTTGCAAAAAATCCCGAATTATTAATGTTAATTATTCGCAAATATGGGCGAACTTGTCGCCGATATACGTTTGAAGTAATGACAAATAATAAACTCACCATTTATCACGGTGAATTTGATTGTGATTATCGTGCGTATCATTTTAAAGCCAACGTATAACAATAATAAAAATAAGAGGTGAAAAATGGCTAATTTATTAACGCCTGAATTTGAACAATATATTACACAGCAGACCGTCAATAATGGCACAGTTATTTTTGATGAATTTATTTTTGCCAATATTCCCGCACTGAATGAGCATAATTTAACGGATTATTTAACCTTATCTGCGGTGAATGATCATATTGTTCATCGACAAGCGGTTTCAAAAGCGGGTGTAGTCAATCAAAATTCGGTGGTTTATTCCGTAACCCTTGGCACTGAAATTGGCGATTGGGATTACAATTTTATTGGCTTAATCAATAAAAGCAAAAAATTGCTTGCTTGTGCTATTCAATTTGAACCCATTAAAAAAATCAAAAATAAAGCGGGCGTACAAGGTAACAGCATTACACGCTCCGTCTTGTTGGAATTTAGCAATGCCAAAACTTTAACCAATATCAATGTGAATACCCAAACGTGGCAAATTGATTTCACCCTTCGCTTATCAGGGCTTGATGAAAAAATTCGCCTGACAAACAGAGATATGTATGGAAGAGCGGTCTTTTTTGATGATGGTTTTTTAGTAAGTCGAAAAACAGGCAATATTTACAACATCAATGCAGGTACAGCATATATTGAGGGCGTGCGAGCAAATTTACCCCAACACACTGAAATTAATGCGACTAACCTCCCCTGTTCTATTTATGTTGATGTCGTACATCATTGCACTGTAACGGGTGCTTATGAAACGGAAATTCAGTTTTTAACGCGTAATAAAACCGATTATTTAGATCAAGCTGCTCATCAGCATTATGTACAAATTATTGCTGATATTGACAGCCAAGGACAAATCACAGATCGAAGATTACTTGATGGGCGGTTTATCCCCAATAGCAAAAAATCCAGTGCCACCGACAGCGAAAGTGAAGACCCCGTAGCCACAAGTAAGGCAGTGTATGACCTTAACGGCATCAAGCTAGATAAGGTTGGTGGCGAGGCATTTTTGAAGACCATCGACTACACCAAGGCTAATGGCTATACCTACAGCGGCTTTTACCGCCCTAATGGCGATAGACTTAATAATCTCCCGCTCAATGGGTTGATGATGCACATTACCCACCCACACTACAGCACCAATGCTCACGCAAGGGGGATTTGCTTTGCTTATGGTGGCTTAACGGGCAATACTGCTTGGGATATCTTTACAACAGCCTTTGACGCCAATGGCAATCACCTTGGCCAAAAGCGCATTATGACCGAACTTGGCGGGACGTTTACGGGCAATGTTACCGCACCAAATCTCACTGCAACAGGTCTTATTAATATTACTGGCAACAGATGGGAGCGTGTCCGCGCCACCCTACCCGATGGCGGTTATTGGCGATGGGAAGTTAATCCTGCATCTAAAGATGATCCGCGCTTTAACTTTATGTATCGCTTTGCTAATGGGGATACTCGTTATGTTGCTTTCCCCCGAGTAGATAAAAACGAAACAGTCGCGTATCAGAGCTGGGTTGAGGATAAAGCGAAAAACCTCATCCCTGTTGGTGCTGTAATGGCATTCCCAAGTGCGGTACAAAATCCGCACGGATTTTTACGCTGTGACGGCTCAACCTTTGGGAGAACAACTTATCCCGCCCTTTATCAAGCCTTAGGGGTGAACACATTGCCCGCCCTGCGTCGCTCTGATGTGGGAATGACCGCCTATTTTGCCACCGACAATATCCCCGAAGGCTGGATTGCCTTTGATGACATTGAAGAGCAAGTTAGCGAACAGGCTTATCCCGAACTGTATCGCCATCTTGTGGCGAAATATGGCAGCCTTTCCGCCGTGCCGAAAGCGAAAGACCGCTTTATTCGTAACGCGGGAGCATTGCTTGCGGTGGGTGAGGTGCAACAAGACGCCCTTCAAGACCACTTTCACTATATTCCTACCGAAGCCGGGGGCGATTATCAAGCCGAGAAAGGTATAGAGACGGGGGCGATTATCAAGCCGAGAAAGGTATCACTATCGTCATTCATGATAGTGATACCACCAATGTAGTGCCGGGGGCGTTTAAGCCCGCACAAAAAGGCAGGGTGCAGGCGAACAACGTGGCGGTCGCCGATGGGGCAAGGGCAAAAACCTACCTTGCTTCTACGAAGGATACGACAGAGAAAGATACGCGAACTGCGGAAGAAACGCGCCCGAAATCCCTTGTTCTCAAACTCTGCATTAAAGCACAAAACACGCTCGATGGGGTGCAGTTTTGGATTAAGGCGTTTGGAGAGATTGCTAATGCTGGGCAACTTGATGCAAGTAGATTGGCACAAGATATTCAAGAAGTGAAGGCAAAAAAAGCGGACGTGTTACATACGCATAGGGTGAGTGAAATAACGGATTTTGAACGAAGCGTAGAGCAATACCTTAACAATCTTTTTAGCCAACAGTTTACAGAAAATGGCTGGAGCAAATTGCCCAATGGATTAATTATTCAATGGGGTAAGTTTAGAGCAGGGTGGGAAGCAACCACACAACGGCGAGTAACATTTCCAATAACCTTTCCTAATCAAGTATTTTTTATTGGACTCACAGAGTTTACTAAGATGTGGAGCTACACAAGTACCGTACAAAGCCGTGGACAGATGGATAATAGTGGTTTTGAGGTAGTCAGCCAGCGAAATGACACGATGTTTTTAGCAATAGGTTATTAAGGGGGAACAATGTATTTTTTTAACAGACTCACACAAGGTTTTTTCCTAGCGGGGATACATGTTATCCCCGAGGGTTCAGTAGAAATTAGCGAAGAAACCTACCGCACTTTACTTATCGGGCAAAGTGAGGGAAAACAGATTATCCCCGATGAGCGGGGCTATCCCGTTTTGATTGAGCCCCAGCCAAGCCCTTATCACAGATTGCAAGGGGGAAAATGGGTGATGGATGAGG